GGTTCCCACATCACTAAAGATGCGTTACCTTATGGCATCGCGTTGTTACGCGTCGCCCCCCATCATGGTCGGTTTCTTACGATCGTGGATGGAAATGAGGTGTTCACTGTTCCTAAAGACTTCAAGAAGGATCGCACTTGTGCGAAAGAGCCTACTCTGAATATGTTCTTTCAGAAAGGTCTCGGCGGTGTCTTTCGTAACCGTCTCCAACGCGAAGGTCTACTCCACGCAGATGCTGCCGTGAGGCACCAACGTCTGGCCCGTGAGGCAAGTATCAATGGGGATCTGACAACTGATGATTTGTCGTCAGCCAGTGATACCATCTGTCTTGTCTTGCCGCAACTGCTTCTCCCTGTAAGGTGGTTCGAGGCCTGTTATAGGCTTAGAAGCCATCAGGGGACGTTACCGGATGGTACTGTTATCACATATGAGAAAATATCCTCGATGGGTAACGGATACACGTTCGAGTTAGAGACGTTGCTCTTTTACGCTCTAATACGTGCAGTTTGTGGAAAGGATGCAACGGTAAGCGTTTTCGGGGATGATTTGATTTACCCATCCCGCTACTGTGCGCAAGTGCGCAGTTTGCTCAAGACCTGTGGCTTCACCCTTAACAAGGAGAAGTCATTCAATGAGGGGCCCTTCCGTGAATCTTGCGGTGGGCACTTCTTTAATGGTCATGACGTAACGCCGTTTTACCTTCACACAATGCCTACCACTTATGGTCAGATAATCGACCTCCACAACAACATTCTATCTTACCACGACAATATGAGACCTTCTCCAAGGCTCGTACGCGTGTTAAGGGAATGTCGGAAGTTGATCCCCCGGAAGTTCTGGGGCCCTCCGGGCCTCAGTGGGGTTCTCTGGGCAGAATGGGATGAAGCACGGCCGTACTTCGTGCGTAGGTTTCAAACCTACGCCGTAAATGCGGTCGTCCGAGTTGTGGCTGAACAACGCCACGATTACTTCCTCGGAAGCCTCTACCAAACATTGTGGGACGGACCTGCTGAGCAGCGGGCGATGTCCACCGGGGTACAAAGACCTCACGCTAACAAGTTCGGGTTCCACCCGAGCGTGCTAAGGAGAACAGCACTTTCATACCGGAGGGTTCAGAACATCGAACACTCATGGGTGAGCGTGCCTATCCAACGTGAGAAGATTGAACGACGGTTGATTGGAACGAACCAGTGGACAACCCGACTTCCCGTCTATATTGACCGGGATTAGGGTTACAACAAACATCCAGTGCAGCTGTCTTTGCTGAAGCTGAATCGGGCCTGATC